ATACGTAGAACTGTTAATTTTGCAGGCAGTCAATATCCATATGTACAAATTAGACTACTAAGAACTGCCGGAACAGGATGGGATGGAAAAATATTTTATACCACAGCCGGACATACTGAAAGCGCATTATTTTATGCTCAATTTACCGAACCAACCTATGGCGGAGCATTCCAATGGGTAACCATTGACATGAGAAGCCTAGCTGTCGGCGGAACAGATTGGACCACTAGCACTATTACAGGTATCAGAATTGATCTTGGCTTGACGGCTGCTGATGACTTTCAAATTGATACAATAGTCATTAGAGGAACAATCTATCCTGTAGCAGGCCTGTATCAATATAGTCAAGCAGGATATTGGAATGACGATGTTAACTTTTTTACTGCAATGACACCGGTCGGCGCAACAAACAATATAGCATCAACATTGGGCACTCTTACAACAAGTTATCAATACTTAGGTTATTTCTTAGCACCCTCGACTGCTAGATACAATTTTGGAATAGCAAGTGACGATGCTGGCTATTTATGGATAGGTGATACTGCTGTGAGCGGTTATACCACCAGCAACGCAATCATAGCCCAACCAGGACTTAGAGGAGCCGCATACACATACAGTGGAAACATAAATCTAACAGCAGGGGTATATTATCCCATAAGATTTATGACTGGTAACAATGGCGGAGCTGGCGGACAATACTTACAATGGAGTATTAACGGCGGAGCATACACCAACGACGGCACTGGCGAATATTTCTACAACGCCGACACAACAGGAATTTAAACAATGAGTACAGAAGATCAAAACAAAGCGGTTGTCACATTAAATCTTGGAGTTGATGTAGACTCATTTATTGACGACATGGTTAGCGGAACTAATCACAATGAGTTCATGCCCAACAGGGCAGTTGAATTGTTCAACGAAAAACCTGATAGTTTACGCAACGTTGACTTTGTGTTAACACTCGGCGAAGCAGAACTTTTAAAACAAGATCCTAGAATTTTAGACGTTCGATACGGCACGAAAGCAGAAAATGGATTTATTTTAAAAGGAACATCAGTTGACACTACTCGACTATATTCAAAAACCAACGTTCTTGATAATACACATTACAACTGGGGTATTCCTGCTTGTGTCAACGCTACGAATCCGTTTTCTTCAATTAATACGGATATTAATTTTACACACGGATTTCCGGTAGCAGGCAACGGAGTTGATGTTGTTATTCAAGACAGTGGAATACTGGTAACACATCCAGAATGGTTAACATTTGACGGCACTGCTAGTAGACTACAACAAGTTAACTGGCCCACAGTTGCTGGACTAACTAGTACATACACTCAAGCTGCCAATCATTATACAGATCCAGACGGGCATGGAACGCATGTTACCAGCACAGCAGCCGGGAGATTATATGGCTGGGCCAAAGCCGCAAACATTTATTCAATAGCTATACTAGATAATCCTGCGGCATTTGGTGTAAGCGCAAGTTTTAACTTGATCAGAGCTTGGCATAATTTAAAATCAAATACAAATTTAGGTTACAAACGACCCACAGTGGTGAATATGAGTTGGGCATATTACAAAGTTTATGAAAATATTACTGGCGGAAATTATAGAGGAACTCCGTGGACTGCTACCACAGCACAAAGTTTGTACGGAATGGTAAGCACAATTTACAACAGACTAACACTCCCAACACGTTATTATCATCCAGTACGTGTTTCTTCAGTTGATGCTGATATTTTGGATTGTGTTAATGCTGGCGTTATTTTGGTAGCGGCAGCTGGCAATGATGCTCACAAAATTGATGTGAGCGGCGGCACAGATTACAACAACTATTATACAGATAGTGTTCTTGGAACAACGTACTATCATCGAGGAGCAACTCCGTGTAACACATCAGGAGTAATCACTGTGGGTTCTGTAAAAATTGCTGATCCAGAAGGTAAGAATTTTTTTAGTAATTCCGGGCCGGGAATAAGTGTATGGGCACCGGGCGAAGAAATTATGGGTGCTATTCCAGTGGGATCAACTCTTGAAGTTGCTAACGACAGTGTTGCGTATCCTGACAATGCCAGTTTTAAAGCCACAAAGATCAGTGGAACCAGCATGGCTGCACCGCAAGTGGCAGGAGTTGTTGCATGTTTGTTAGAAGCTCGTCCTGAGTATAATCAGGCCGAAGTTGCCAATTGGATATCTACATCATCGTCTACTGCTAGATTAAGCGACACTGCTGGCACATACACAGATTTGCAAAGTTTGCAAAGTGCTCCAAACAAGGTTTTACGCCAGCCATTCAGTTCAACAACTGCTTGGTCGTTTACCGGTTAAATTAATTCGATAATATCAAATATAGTTTGTAATTTAGTACGAATTGTCTTGTTTGAAAAACTATTACGAAGCCCTTGATGTAGGGGCTTTGGGGCATAATCTATTGTAGACCATGCCCAAGCAATATGCTCATCACTTAGTACTGGGATAAATTCATTTTCTACCACACATAGATAAGTGTGAAAATTAAAAATTTTATCGTTTGAAACAAAAGTTTCTATAGGGATTGTTTTTAACACTAGCGGCATTGATCCAATTTCTTCAGTAACTTCTCGTTGTAATCCCTGCCATGGATTTTCATTCTGTAAGTTTGTGCCACCTACGAGTCCCCAAGTACCTGTGTGTTTGCCTTGGGCTTTTTGTAACAGTAAAAATCGCCGTGTTGCTTTGGCGTAGAACAATGCTCCGCTACAAACAATCTGATCTGTTAAAGTTCTATTCTCCATTGTCCTTGTAAGTATTCACCCTCAAACGATTTAATCCAGGATACACCATTCCACATGTATTGTATTCCTGTATATATATTCGTTTGATATATGATGATGTCTTGTTTGTGAACACTGTCAAATATTACATTCCACTGATCGCCGTCCCACTCTATAATGTCATTAGCATGAGCAACTAAATCGTCACCGGCATTAGATTTCCATGCATCTGCTCCATCAATATTATCAATGTTGCCAATGTCTTCAATAATAAGATACCTCATACCAGCAGTGGGATTAGGTAAACCTGCACCTCTTGGACCTTTAGTTAGCGGATTAATGATAGCATCAAATGTGCCGGGACTGCCTGGACGATAGCTACCAGCACCGTCATAGTCTATGTCAATACGATCAATAAGCCCATTACTGTCAATACCGTTGGTTCTAGGATATGTATCTTTATCCCAACTAACTTCAAGTCTAGTTTCGTCTAGGGGATTAATTGCCACGGTACCTACTACATCTGAACCGTCAACTTGTTTTAAAAATATAGTTGTAGATCCTGCTGTAAATTTTCCTGGATATCTAGCAAATATGTCATCCCATGGTTGTGACATACCTTGGTAGGTCGTTAATTCGTCTATGTTAGCAAGTCGACTTTCGTGTTTAATATCTGATATCAAGATCACTTGATTGCCTTGCACCGCAATACCAAAATCATCTATAGTGACTGATTGTCTGGATAATAGTCCAGCTAATGTTGTAGTAGTACCGCCTAGTGGTTGTCCTAATCCTTCAATATAAGCATCTTCAGATGTAGTAACACTTTCATATATGCTGGTAATGATATTGGTAATAACACCAAGATGTTTAACTTTAACCGGGGGACTAATCCATATAGGAGTTTCAAAACTTAGTGTGGCAATGTCTATCGGGGTATCAGCACCTGATGGCACGGATCTACTAGACCAACTAGTGCCGGTTAAGTTTAGTACACTTAAACTAGTCCAGTCAATATAGTTGTCTGTTGTTTGCAATTCTAAACTTGGATTGAATAGTACAAGTATCTGTTCTAATATTTGTAATTTTTGTTCTGTACTAGTAGACCAAATGTCAGCTTTCATTGTAAGTTTAAACGGTGTAGGCATTAGTCTTTCAACAGTATAATTTTTACCCTGGCCCTGTACATAATTTGAGTTGGCATCAACGTTGCGTTCTCTCACATGCAGTTTTCCTACGTAGGTGCTGTCACTTAATCTGTCTCTGTCCAATTCTAAACCAGTAATATAAACTGCAATTCTCGGAGCACTGTTAACTGTGTTTTCTGAATTGTTACGAAGTATACTTGCAGCCTGGCGATCCATATCGCCGTACATGACCGGAACACGTACTAGACTACCATCTCCGTATCTCACTACAAAATTACTTAATACACGAATAGTTTGTACTAGGTAGCGTCTTATCTGACCATCATAAAAGAACTGCATTATAGATCCGCCTCTGGTTTATATTTAAGAACTTTTGATAACGATTGACGTTGTTCTTCTCTGCCGTTGCAGAAACTAATTCGCCAGGTACCAGAATAATTTATAGTGTCGCCTGTTGGCAATGTAACTTTAACCTTACCGCCCAGTGATGTAATAAGTCCAGGATGATCTGCTATAGTGTATGCAACTTCAAATGCATCTAATTTCAACACTAGGTACAATGCTACAACCGGAGCGGCAACTTCTGTAACAAAATTTGTATTACCAACTGCTAATACAACATAGTCTATAACAACAGCTTGATCATACAAGTACTTGGTATTGTTAATAAAACTAGTTTTTAGTGTTTGACGTGTGTCGTTGTTAGTCATATTCATACGTACAGCATCTTCAACTTTAATCCATCGTACTCCGTCAAAGCGGAATAGTCTGTTGGGTAAAAAGTCTGTACGCAGGAAGAAATCATCTTTACCTGGTAACTCTGGGAATTGAATACCGTGTCCAAAGTCATAGCCGTTAGCGGGAAATCCATCTCCGACAAGATAGCCTGTATAGCCTGTACGTTGAGGTTTATTTTCTGTGCTACTTGATGCATAAGATGCATTACTAGCATCTAACTCAGTTTCGTCTGCGGTTTGCAAACTAGCACGACCCTTGTCATCAACTGCTAGAGTATAAAATTGTCTAGTTTCGTATCCGCTTTGACTTGCATTAGCTTCGGCTTCAGATAACACGCTGTTGTTAATGGCAATTTCTTGGTTGTAAGTACTGAGTAAATCTTTTAAAGTTGTACCGCTTGGATCCGGATCACCGTTAACATCGGTCGCAACTTGATTAAGAATGTCAGCATATTGTTGACCAGCTGTTATTTTCTTCAGTTTTAATCTGTATAAATGTGGGAACCAAGTAGCACTAAACCCTTCACTAGCTCGGCCCACATCTTCAATAGTGTAATATCGTGGCAAACTAACATCTGCATCGAACAATGCAAACTGATCTCGCAAATGCGGCAGTTCTATCACGTCACCACTTATGGGTTTACGCCCTATATACTTGATAAAATCATTAATATGTACAGTCATGTAAACTGTATCATTGTCTATAAACAGGCCAAATTGACTTAAATTAAAGTCTATATTCTGTACGTTATACAATCCACGTATTTTATAGATACTAGAGTCGTATTTTCTATCACGGTTTTCTAAAAATACCACGTCTTGAATAGCAGTTACAGGTAATGTTTGCGTGTTGTCTGTAGGGTCTAAAACACCTATATATTTGTGCAAATAGACGTCTGTACCCCCAACTTGGAACATCTCGCTTACTTGGCGATCTATAAATTTGTAATCTTGCCCACGCTCGGGCTTGTATAAGGAAAGTCTTGGCATATGATATTTATCGTTAGATAAATATGAGTGGAGAACTAATTATGGCAGATACATACCCTTCAGATCCCGGGCAATCCGAGAGTGTTATAGAACGCAATAAAGTATTCGATTACGTTCGTGATATGCTGGGCGACGGAATGGTTGAAGTAGAACTAGATCCTAAGCATTACGAAACAGCACTAGATCGTGCAATAAACAGGTATCGCCAACGTAGCAGTAATGCGGTAGAAGAAAGCTACATGTTTTTAGAATTACAGCAGGACGTAAACGAATATCGATTACCTAACGAAGTAGTAGAAGTACAAAGTGTATTTAGACGATCAATAGGCAGTCGAAGTGGTATGGGTGCAGGCGGAACATTGTTCGAGCCGTTCAACTTGGCGTACACAAACACATATTTGTTAAACGGAAGCACGATGGGTGGCCTAGCAACATACGAACTGTTTGCAGGTTACCAAAAATTAGTGGGACGCATGTTTGGTAGTTATATTGAATTCAAGTGGAAGACAACCAGTCACACGCTGACAATATTACAACGTCCGTTTGCCGCAGGCGAGCAAATATTAGTACGTTGTCATAATTTCCGCCCGGACTTTGTCTTGTTACAAGACATTTATGCCAAGCAATGGTTCCGTGATTATACGCTGGCAACTTGTAAACTAATGCTAGGCGAAGCTCGCAGTAAGTTTGGTAGTATTGCAGGGCCTGGTAGCCCAATCACTCTCAACGGTACAGCATTATTATCCGCTGGCAAAGAAGAAATACTGGCACTGGATAAAGAAATTGATCTTAATACTGCCGGAGGAACGCCGTTAACGTTTGTTATAGGCTAAGATTATGCCAATTAAAATTTCGCAATTACCACCATTAACAGTTGTAGACGGCACAGTTGTTTTACCAGTTGTTGACGTTAGTGGCGCACCGGTCAGTAAACGAACTACAGCAACTACATTAGCAACTTATATTTTGGCAGGTAATGCAGCCACAGCAACAAAACTAGCAACTGCAAGAACAATCAACGGTGTGAGTTTTGACGGTACAGCTAGTATTACTATTAGCGCAACAACTCCAACTGCTAGTACAACGGTACTAGGTGGTGTAATTATTCCTGTAGTAGGAACAAGCGGCATCACAAATTCAAGCGGTACTATTGGACTAGCCACAGCAACTACTTCTCAACTTGGCGGTGTTAAAGTTGACGGAACTACAGTAACAATTAACGGTAGTGGTGTTATCAGTGCAACACCACCACAAGCAACCGCAGTACATGCATTTGCACTAGATGGAAACAACAATTTAATTTATACAGTCACTACAGGACAAGCATTTAACTACACTACTGACGGACAGAACAGTTCGTATGTGATGGTAGATATTGGAACAGATATTTACAATTACAGCGTAGATGCAAGCGGAAATTTAATAGCTACATTTACTAGCTAAATATTGAATATAGGATAAAACATGGCCGTAACTACAGTAAATTTAGGAAAAATAAGAGTAAACTGGCGCGGCCCGTTTGCCACAACCACAGCCTACACTATCAATGATGCTATTAGTTCTAGTGGCTCAAGCTATATCTGTGTAACTGCTTACATCAGTTCGAGTAGTTTTACAACAGATTTGGGTCTTGGCTATTGGCAAATCATGGCTCAAGGGTCATCTACTAACTCCACTCCTGGCGACATCACTTACTACGGTGCCAGCAGTAATACTAGACTGCCAATAGGTTCAGCCGGACAAGTACTCACAGTTGGAACCGATGGCTATCCTCAGTGGGGGAATCCTAACGCTGAAGGTAGTGTTTTCTATGTAAGCGATGACACAGGTAATGATGCCTACAACGGCACGAGTCTTAATGCCGCATTTAAAACTTTAAGAATGGCCTGCGATACAATCACAGGACCTGCAACAATATATGTCAAAGCAGGAACATACAACGAAAAATTGCCAATCACAGTTCCTGCTAATGTTACCATCATCGGTGACGGCATGCGCAACACCACAATTAACGCACTGGTAGGATCGGCAACAGCAACTTATGTACCCAGTGGATCAAGTGGCACAACATTAAAAGTATCCAGCACTAGTGGAATTGCGGCGGGCATGACCATCACTGGCACTGGTTTTTCGTCATCACAACAAGTCACAGCGGTAACAGATGCTACCACATTGACACTATCTTCGGCACCTAACACAACACCCAGCGGTACACTAACATTTAGACATCTAAGTACTGATGCCAGCCCAGTGGTCAATAACTTGAGTACCATGTTCTTTCTTAGTGATCAGACCATGCTTCAAGGATTGCTGTTAACTGGTATGACTGGTTTTGCTAGTGGTAGTCCAGCAAACGATATCACTGCCGCAACTATCGGTGGTGTTTATTTGCGATTGAATCCAGCTTCGCCTATTGCCAACAAATCACCATATATCAAAGACTGTTCAGCTATCAGCGCAGGCGGCGTTGGTGCAATTGTGGACGGCAGTGTGCATGCCAGCGGAAACAAAAGCATGGTGTTCTGGGCCTA